TCCACTAGCAGATACAGTTATATTTGCTGAAGCATTAGTACCATTACCACCTTGTAAGGGAATATTATTATATTCATAAGGACCATAATATCCAGAACCTGCAGTAAGATTTCCTGATTCAACACCAAAAGTTTCTATGTTTATAACTCCACCTTGACCATTACCAGATGTATTTTGAATATCTTCTTGTTGTAATTGTGCAGGTTCAAATCCACTACCTCTATTAGTAATGTTTAATGTAAATGGTGAAACTTCAACATTTAATGTTGCTCCTGTACCAGCACCACCTGTTGTAGGTGTTGAATGTTGACCTGGTGCATAATTAGAACCATTACCAACAATCGTTAATGATCCTATATTTGATTCTGATACTCCTAAATTTACAAGTGAATTATTTTCATCTCCTATCTGTAATTTTCTAGAATCATTAAAACCAAATGTAAGAGGACTTCCACCTGATGTTTCTACGTAATCTGTATCTCTAAAAATTCCAGAATTATTATCGTTAATGAACGTAAGTGAGGGATCGGGGGAAGATCCGTCTTGTAATTCTAATATAGATCCAAGTTCAATACCATTGGAACTATTGTTGATGATTTGACTGCCAGAGAAACCTAAATTACCAACTGTAATAGATGTTGGTAAGATAGTTGTAGTGTTACCCGAACCACTAACAGTCAATTGATCAAAAGTAGTACCTCCAGAATCTCCACCAGCGAAGGAAACCGTACCTCTTTCTTGGTCTACAAAGAATGCATTACCAACACGGAAGTCACCGTTTTGATCCATACTGGTAAATAATGCTCTACCACTATTCTGTTCAATGACTTCATTTGCTTGAACTACATTACTAATATCATTACTTTGATCAGCACCTAGACCAACATAACCAAAATTATGAACAATACATCTTAATCTAACACCCTTTCCATCAGCAGTAATACCTCTTGTACCATATACTGAAGCAGAACCTATAGAACGTAATTCTGCACCAAAATCTGTATAGTCAGCAAGAGTAATAAACTGTGCAGTACCACCACTAGATGATTGAATATCTTGAGATGTAATACCACCATCAAGAATTTCGGTACTACCCATTAATCCATCAGCATGTATAAGGAGTGAAGTATTAACATCAGCAACAAATGCTGCAGTAGGTACAGTAATGGAAGCAGCATTAGCGTATCTACTAACACCTTTAGAAATTCTTATCTCATCAATATATCCAGTAAATCCATCAGCACCGTTAAGGTTAGCACCAATTTTTAATGGTTTTGTATTTCCATAGTCATTTGAATCAGTGTATGGAGATCCTACTCTAGTTCCATTAAAGAATAAACTAGTAGTTCCACTTACTCTAGAAACTGCAATATGATGCCAGGTATTTGCAGTTACAGTACCACCACTAATTACATTAGAACCATTAACATTAAGACGGAGAGTTCCACTACCATCCATGTCAATTAATGCTGCTACATCTGGACTTGCTGTTCTAAAATCAAATATCTTTCCAGCAGCAATAATTGTTGGACGTATGAATGCTTCTATAGCATAATCACCTGTTCCAAAACCGAAATCAGATGATGTTGCTAACTCTAAATAATCTCCTGTCCCATCAAATACGACAGATGCAGTACCAAACTTCTTTTCTGTTGTAGATAACTGAGCATCACCTTGTACTGTGATTGATTTACCATCTATACTTGCAGTTGCTTCTACAAACTCTCCAGTTCCCTGACCATTAATTGTTATATAAGTACCATCATTTGCAGCAATAGTACCACTTGCTATTGTAGTTCCACCAGAATTTCTAAGTGTAATGGTGTCACTAGCATTGAAGGTTCCTGTAACGCCATTAAGTTTTAATCTTGTTTTACCTTGTCCTGCAAATCCTGTACCACCTGGATTCTCTCCAACAATACTATCGGCAGCAAAGTAAGTAAATGAGTTTAACCATTCTGCTCTTGCACCATTTTTAAGATATAAACCTCTAGAATTAGGTACTACAAATGTGCACTCATTGAATAGTATAGTTGCTTCTGATGATGATGTTGATACTACTGCTCCATCAATCAATGCACCTCTACCAGCATCCCCTTGATTAAATCCACGAGGATCACTTGCACTGGTAACACTACCTTTTGTTATTACACTAACACCTTTGATATATGGTCTTCTACCTTCTGTTGCTACATTATAATTATTTTTTAATCTAAATGCATATCCTGTATCATTACTACTATCATAGAAATAATCTTTGATTGTAAGATCTTCAATCATACAATCACCAATCATTATGAAAGCATCTGAATCATTAGTACCAAGAGTTGGTTTAATAAATGTATTCTTTTGTCCACTACCTCTTATTGCTACACCTGCAGGTATGTCTAATGGAAATGTTTCTTCATATTCACCTGCAGACACATAGATAACATCTCCTGATTGTGCATAGTTATCTAAAGCATACTTTATAGATGCAAATGCTGTATTTTCTGTTGCTCCCCACTGATTTGTATTTTGTGCTGCTGTATTTAAAGGATTATTACCACCTACCTGTGCTTTATCTGTACCATTCTTTGAAACATACCAAGTATTCCCAACGCCATCCGTGATGCTTTGAACAAACATCGAAGTGATAATTGTTTCGTCATTCGGGGCACCATTAAGTAATTCCTCAACCGTACCGTTATTATTAATGAATAACTTACGATCAGGAATATTTAAGGCAATTTCATTATTTCTAAGATCCGCTACTTGCGGTTTAGAATTAGGTGTCGTTGACCTCTTTGGCTGAATTCTCGTTGCCATTTACAGCATTCTCTTGTTGGGAATTTTCTATACTACTATTTAACCGATTGGTTAAATCCTTAATTTTCGCTTCTAGAACGATATTTGTTAAAGTCAAATCAGAAACCTTCTTTTGAAGGATTGAAATTAAAGCATTAATGTCGATGTCATTCATAATTTGTTACGGGTTAAAACGTACCCCCATCGAGGGTATCTGACCATACTGGAACACCAGAAGCTGTTACAGTAAGAATTTGGAACGAAGTAGCAACATCAGGTGTTACGCCTGGATTGCTCATGTTGGCAGCAGCAGTTTCTAGCAATTCACTAGTGCCATTACCATAAAGAATACCGTTAGTGTTAAACTCAGATCTACCAGTACCACCATACTCAACTCTTAAGTCAGTATCTAGTTCTAGTTCACCAAGAACAACGGTTCCTCTATTTGCTCCTATTGCAGTAACTCTTAACAATAAGTCATCAGTTCCTGCAGAACCACCTATTGCATTACCTACAATAGTTAACAAGTCACCTTCTTCATAATATGTACCATTAGAAGTAATAGTTATAGTAGTTATAATACCAGAACCATCCCTTCCAATTGTAAACTCAACGCCAGTTCCCTGACCACCAGAAGCAGATATCCCTGTATATGTCTGGTTTGCTTGTCCAACAATTGTTGTACCACTTTCATAATCTTTATCATCTTTCTCTTTTGCTACAGTTTGAACTGCACCAAATGTATGAGTAAAGATATTATTAGTGTTAGTTGCATCTTCTATAAAAGTAAATGCACCTAAACCATCTTTACCAGCAGTCCTATCAAAACCAAAGAATCCATGCTTGATTTGAGATCCATTATGATAAGAATACTGAATACCACGATCCATTCCGTCATTAGAACCCTGTGTAACAGTAATAAAATCACCTATCTCCATTGTTGCAGAGATACCAGAGTTTAATGTTAGAACTGTAAGTTCAAAACATGTTTGATCAGTAGAATCTTTGTTAATTGTTACTGTAGTAGGAGTACCAGTGTTACCATCTGCTAATTCAGTTTCTTCATAGAATGATGATTCTCTAAGAGTCAATGAAGCACTTAATGTAATTCTAACAGTAGATCCTGTTTGTGAAACAAAAGTACCTAACTGTTCATATACACCATTTTTCTTATGGTAAATAGCATCTCCATTACTTGCTCCACTAATTGAACCAGAAGTATGGAATACTACATCAATACCAGTAATTGTTCTACCGCCACTACCAACGTTAGTACCAGTCACTAATCCACCAGTAGCAATACCAGAAGGATTATCAACATTAAATGTTGTACCATTTGCTAATGTCTGTGCTGTTAATGCTTTTTCAGAAGTAGTATCACCTATGTTAAATACAGGATCATTTACTGTCATCTGAGTAGAATTAACAGTTGTAGTTGTACCAGCAACTTGAAGATTACCTCTGATAACAAGGTCACCTGCAGCATCTCCATTGACTGGATCTGGATCTAATATGATTTGTGAACCACCAGTTGTGGATATGGTATTACCATCCATTCTAAGGTTATCAACGTTTAATTGACCTGTTAAACTAGTAGTACCAGTGTATATGTTAGTTCCATTAAAGGTAACAGCAGCGTTAAATGTTGTCGTAGATTCAACAGTTAACTGGTCTGTACTTGATGTACCAACAGTAGCATCGTCATCAACTTTAAGTTCTTTAATCCATGCAACTTTATCAACACCTAAACCACCAGAGATTTTTACAGCAGCATTAGTTCTATTTGTTGCCTCAGTTGTATCAGCAAATGTAACAGAAACGCCATTATCATATTGCCAATCAGAACCATCTACTCTTACTTTATTAATACCTGCTTCATCATATCTAATTCCACCATCTCCATCAGAACCAAACTGAACCTTAAGATCATCATCAATTCTAAAATTAGCAGCTCCAAAAACTCGATCTAATCTTAAAACGTTTACTACTGGATCAAACTTAAGTTCGAGATCTCCAGTAGTACCAAATTCAAGTTCTTGACTATCTTCTATTACAATCTTACCAGCACCTGCAGCACGGAAGATCATATCTTGATTGTCAGTGTCAGTTTCAACTACATTACCGTCTATATTAATATCATCTACTCTAAATCTATCTACTTTACTGTCGCTATCAACAATAACTCCAGAATCTGCAGTAAGAGTTCCATGAACATGATCTAACATGTCAGTGAAATACTTACCTCCAACTACTTGAACTGTAGTATTATTGTCACCAATGAAGATTCTATCTCCTCGGTTGACCTGTGTACCAGTACCAACCGTTAAAGCTAATTCACCAAATTCTAAAGAACTAGGTACGGTTGTGCCAGTACTTCTTTTTACTAGGATGGTTGATGCCATCAGAAGCTACCCCCGTTGACTGTTACGTGATTAAGAACATTTGTTGTTTGAAATTTCTGACTCGCAGAGTCATATACTAAAACATAACCATTAGCAAGTCCAACTGTACTTGTATCAACGTCAGCAAGGTTTTGTAGGGTTGCTGCACCACCTATAGCGATTCGAGATACCTGTGGAGATACCTGATCCCCAAACCTAACTCTAGTCATACTGTTACTCCTTCTACGATAGTTATTACACCCTCCAGAATTCTGGATTTTACATTCTGAGCTGATGTTACCACAACGTCATAAACATATTTACCAGGAGTCATTGCTGCTGTTGTAGCATTACCTAAAGATATAGTAATAGCACCAGAAGTTACTGGAGGTACAATTAGTACTCCAAAATCTGTTGAGGTATTACTTGTGTAGTGCTTCTTTATCTTTCCTGCAGCTGTGAAACCAGTCAAGTCAAAACTTGATCCGTTATCATTAGTTACATAGAAAGTATTTGTAAAATCAGCACCTTGATAAGCAATTAAATTAGTTACCGCAGCTAGCATTACTTATTCCTACATCATTTTGTATTTATACCAGTTGTCAATTTAACTAACAACTGTTTAATTTCTGAAATTTCTGACTCCAATTGAGATAATCTATCTCTATCTAATTGTCTTTGATTACGTTGAGATATGTATTTTTCATATTCACTACGATCAGTATTCACTATTGCTCCTGTAATAGGATCACGTGCTAGATTTGGATTACCATCTACTGGTATTAAGCGAGAGCTATGCATCTTAAATCTTTAATAATAGGTACAATAGCAGCATTACGAGATCTCATTCTAATTTTAATTTGATACTGTGTAAATTGTTGAACTGAATCTTTTTGATAAGTGTAATCAATAAAATTAAATTCATTTTTACTATTACTATAATTGGTAGAAGTTACCTCCTCCCATTGTTGATCCTCTGGACTAGTTTCATCACCTGTTAGTAATTTAACATAAAGATCAATATCAGTTTCTGATGAATTATATGCAGCAAAATCTACTCTTAGTGCAGTGCATTCATTAGCAACTGTTATTAATTTAGTGATATAATTTGCACCATTGAAATCTTGCTTTGGACTTGAACCAATATCATAATCACTATCATCATTAAAGAAGAACTCTTTATCAAAAGTTCCATCAAAATCAGTGACCCTATTTCCAGTAGTCACAATACTCATTCTGTCTTGATCTATTACAGGACTTAAATTATCTTTTGAACTAGAAAGTGTAAATTGTAATTGTCCAGATTTAGAACCAACCATCTGCTTTTCTTCATTAATAGCAGATGCAATAAGTTTAGGTACAATATAGTAATTATGTTCATTTAATGCAACAGGACTAAATTCAGAATCTCTTTTATAAGATCTCTCAGTTGGAACAGCAGCTGCTGCAGGTTTACTGTAATTAGATGTTCCTATTGATGATCCACTAGTGCTTCTAAATGTAGCATCTACAGCAGTGCCAGGTAACTCTCTATAACCTATTAAAGGCATCATTTGATGATATGCAACATTCTTACTTGCAAATACTTGATTACCACCAAATGTAGTATTAGTAGTAGAAAGAGTCCTTGGTAAAGAACTTAAATCAATTTGATAACTATCAAGAGTTATATACTCTAATTGATTATGGACTTTATTGATTTCTGTTAATGGTATTCCATTAACTACATAATGTTCTACTTGCCATCCAGAATCTTTTTTAAATCCACTACTTGGTGCTTCACCTTCTACCAATGCAATAGTAGAAATTGTATATTGATTATTAAGTTGATTACTAACACCAGTTAATGGATTATAACTATAAACACAATCTCCTATTTTTACAAAAGCAGGATTTGAATTTGATGGTAATAGTCCTTTAATAGGATTAGTAAACGTTACGGTTACAGTATCAGAAGTGAGAGCTGCTGCACTTATGGTGATTGTTGTTCCGTTAATATCTGTTACTCTAGTATTGGCAGCAAAATCATTACCACTAGCAGTAGTAACAATATCTCCAACTTTTAAATTAGCGTTACTAGAAACAGTAAACGTAGTTGAAGCACTTAACACTACACCTGATTGGTCTGTTGCTAAGTATTTAAATCCATCATATGATCCTGTTAAAGTTATTGCTGATCCTGCAGCACCATTGTAATCAGCGTCTAAATCAGCAAGAATCTCACTACTTACACCTTTTAACTGCACGTAAGATGCTGAATCATACATTCCATGATTCTTATGATAGACCTTCATTCTACCACCATTAACAGTCAGTTCAATAGGATCTCTTCTCAATTTACTATAAAATAGATTTCCACTAGTATCTACATTCATAGTAATACTAGGAGTTTCATTTATATTGAATTTTGCTCTAAATATCTTAAATTTCATATCTTGCATTTCTGCAGTTGTCCATGTAGATGCGTTTTGTGATTTAAATAAAACACCTGCATATGGTTGTTTAGATATTCTCTCTCCAGTTAAATCATCTTTACCCATTTCAGATAACCAAACTTTATATTCAACTGAAGATGTCAATAAAGCAAAACAGTATTCTTTTCTTTCTGTTAAGTAAACAGGAGTTTTAAATACAAAACTAGTTGCAGTTAGAGCATCATCTGATATATTAACATTAGATGGATCTAAGTTTACAGTACCTAATATTGTAGGAGAAGGATAACCATTAACCATCTCTCTAATTTGCATTGTCACAGGTAATGCAGTATCTTTTGTATTGAAGAAAACATCAATCTTAGATATAAAACATCCACCTGCCTCTTCAATCAAGAATGACTGTGCAAGAGGATCATACCAACCACCTGCTCTAGTTTGAGTTGATGAAGTTGTTATTGTTCTAGTATCAGATACTGTATCATGCACAATATCAGCATTTCTTACTAAAAGTACATCACTTTGTTTAGTTAATATAGTACCATTTGCACTATATGTTCCTTCAGCAGAACTGTCAGCATCGCCAGGAACTAATGAATTAGATGGACTATCAGTTAATCTAACAATAGATTCTCCAGTTTTCCATCTTGGATTAGCATCATCGTTTGGATCAGGGATATAAATACTTGCTCTTAAATTACCTTTATCGTCAGCAATAAGATGTTTTTTAGTTACAGTAGCAGTAGCACCACTAGTTACACCAGAAATAATATCTCCTTCTAAAAGATAACCACCCCTTAAATCTCCATCTAATTTTTGCATAGATGATATGTTTAAGTTAAGGAAAGTAGATGTAGTACTATATGCAGTAGCTGTAATTGTATTACCAGTATATGGGTCTACAGTATACTTCTTACCAAGACCATCAATTTCTTCTTGAGGTTCCCTTAACTGACATCTAAATTTTCTATTAACATTACCAGTTACTACTATATCTTCATTAGTAGAAAATGCTACTGATCCAGCAGTCATAGAAATTTCAATTATTTTAGGTGTTGTGAATGAAGAAATATCTTTTCCATCTAAAAATGGATACACTCTAATATTTGGTTTCAATCTATATCCAGTAATAGAGAAGTTTCTAGATCTCTTAAAATGAGCATATTTTGTATCAACAACTCTATCTCCAAGTACTTTTCTATCAACACGTGGTGTTACAAATGCTCTTACACCACTTCTAGATTGATCAGAAATTGTTGTAGTTGTTGTTTCAGTAACTTTTCTAATATATGGATGTTGATTACGTCTCTCTGTACGTGTATTGCTACTTGTAGAACTACTTGTCCATTGTGTTTCCCATGAGTTCCATTCTGTAGGACCAAAACCAGTATTAGGATCTATATTTAAATTACGTTGTACAGCAGCAAAATCTCCTTCTACATCTGTTAATGATTCTGGTAAACGTTCTTCATCTATCCAGTCATCAGATGCTGGAAATACATTCATTAAACCAACCCATGATACCACCGCAAATGGGTTAACATTTTCTAATACACAAGCATATGGTTGCTCAACTAATAATTGATCAGTATAATCAAGCATTAACAAATCACCTTTCATGTAATTTGTAGGTTCAGTATCATAAACTAAAGTGCTATTAGTAGTATAATGTTGTGGTCTCAATTCACCCAAAGATGTATCCATAGAACACTTATAGTTTGGATGAATAGGATTACCAATCATATGTGAAGAGAAGTTATCTACTAAGAAACCATTCTTCAATCTATTGTTACCACTACCATCATCAACAAATAAATTTTTAGTATCAGTTTCTAGTAAACTTAATTGTGTATAATATTCTATATTTTGAATTCTACTTTCAAGACCACCAATATCTTTCATGGTGTATCTTCTTTGGAAATGTCTCTTTATTTTAACGTCATTTAAATCTCTGATATATGGAGGCATTTGAATAGTCAAAACCTTCATTGCATTAGCAAGTGAATCTGAAGGTTTTTCTGGATTTAAACTAGGAATACCTTTTTTATTAATAAAATCACCATTTTTATCAAGATATAAATCATCAGTTCTTGCTAAGTAATATTCAAGATCACCATCAGTAGTACCGCTAGGTAATAAAAATATACCAGTTTGAGCGAAGTTAGTATTTGCAAAAGTGCCACTAGGAGATGTCAAAGATGTTCCAGAAACAATAGTTCCTGTATTGATAGTGTATACAGCATCAATCTCACCATTCCCATTTAAGATAGGATCAGCATCAATTCTCCAATCAAGAACATCACTTAAATAACAAGTTTCACCACCATACTCATAACTAGGAATATTATCAAAATCAGCATCATAATAGGATTCTCTACTAGCAAATACTCCATCATTATTAACTGTCTCAAAATGATCAAAAATAACTACAAGTTTACTAGTTTCTGATATAGAACTATCAGGAGAAACTTTCACTAACCTACCATAATTAAATGCTTGATCTCTTTGACCATCATCTAAAACATATCTGTCTTTAATATTTGGTAAACCATGATTATTAATTGTGTTTATAGATCTTTCTGCAGAACTATTATATCCAAATAAAGTTTCATTAGCAATAAAGTTTGTATTACTTAAATAAACGAAAAATAATTCATTACCTGATTGTTTAATTACTCTTCCCTTTGACCCACTAGTTCTACCAACTATTACTTCTCCAACTTCAAAAGAAGTTGTTGCTGAAGATGATTGTAAAGTAACTTTAGGTACAACAGATGTTGATGCTGTAGTGCTAACAGGTGTATTGTAGATTGCATGTATTTTAGAAACTTTAGTAGTACCAAGAGATAATATCTCATTATTAAGTGGATATACAGCATTATTAGTTAATTCAATACATCTCATCTTCTTATGTGAAATAAGATGTTGAGTTGGCGTATCAATTTTTTGAGGTCCTATTACTACAAATTGCTGACCTGCATTACCTACTTGTGCTGTTAATGTTCCACCAGTAACACCTATAGAAGACATAGAAACACTTACGCCAGGAGCACCTTGTATTGCCACTGTATAATCATCTTGATTAGTAGAGAAATAATTTCCAGAACTTGAAAGTATACCACTACCATCAATGGAACCAGTTTTAATAGTTTGAACTGATTGAACTTTAGTATCAGTAACTGTTTTTATACTACGACCTTCACTAACCTTAAAGAATAAAGGTTTTGGCGTACCCATAATTTTATTAATAGGATAGTTACTACCACCAGAAACAGTATCATTAGTCCAGTTTATAACACCACCAATGTTTATTTTACCATTTACTAAACTTTGAATGCTTTTATCGGCAGAAATAAATGTAATATTTACTAATCTAATTAATGTTTTCTGACTAGTTCCACCTATTTTAACATCTTCATGAGCAACGAATACTGCATATCCAATTACAGTGTTACCAGAATCTAGTAAAGCAACTTTAGTTGCTCCAGTTAAATTATCTTGAATTTCAGATCTTGTTAAGAATCCATTATTAGTTGCACTACCTAATACAAATTCTGTACCTCTACCGTCTGTTGGAATTGTTGAGTTATTTACTAACTCAGTAGTTCTTGGTTTTTCTATGTCAACATGAGTTGTTTGTAAATTCTCTAACTCATAACCACGAACATATGATTTACCTGGCGATACTGATATTTCAAATAAATCTTTAGTTGGTGTATTATCATCATCTGTTGTAGTATTAACTTCAAATATACCATTGTTTATACCGTTATTTAAACACTCATTTTTAGTAAAATCATAAGGTCGTACTTCATAATCTCCAGATTCATCATATGTTCTTCTTGCAAGAATGTCCTCTATATTTGATGTTTCTCTATCTTGTCCTAAATTTTTAGTATATCCTTCATCTAAACGTAAAAGTTCAATAAAATCAGTAGCAGATGTATCAGTTAAGGATTTCTTAGATAAAATTGCCTTTAATTTTAATCTATGTGCACCAGGTGCAGAATAGTTAGAATATCCTTGAGATGGATCTGTTAGTGATGTATCTTCCTCTGGAGTTACAATTTCTTCTAGAATTTGTAGTCCAACTTTGTATGAAGGAGTTGTACCAAATTGATCAAGTACAATTTCTTGCTCTTCTACTTTTACAAAATGACCTTTAGTAAAATAGACACCTTCAGTAATTTTAGCAGAAGAACCTGTATAGTTAGAACTAGTACTAACACACTTAGCAAAGTCAGTATTTTCCTGTATAACTGTAGTTCCAATGCTAAAAGAATCTTGTGCTAGTAAAATTTCATCATCAGCAAATGATCCACTAGTATTAGAATTGCCAGCAGATGTATATTTTACATATAAAGTTGTCTTACTCTTTTCTGACTGTTCAGATGTTAATGCATTAACTACTTTTGCCTTAACTCCTGTTGTATTACCAATAATAGTTTGTCCTACAATGTAAGGTGTAGATGAACCTGTAGGTGTAGCAACCAAAGCATTACTCGGTATACCAAAATATTCTTCCTCTATTAATATTGCAGTATATTGTAAATCAAAACCTACTTGACCAGGTACCACCTGATCTCCTTCTTTATAAACACTCTTTCCAAACTTTTCTATCTGATCTTGTAAAATAGATTGTGCTTGTGTAAGTTCTCTAGCCTGAAGTGGATATCCAGGACGAAATAGTACCCTATAAAAATTCTTATCAGGGTCAAAATCCTCAAAGTATGGAGGTGTATTAAGATCTGTTGACTGAGGCATTTTAGAACTCTAGGATAATCTTAAAATCTTCTGTTTGGTCTTCGGCTCTCGAAATTGTAGCCCTATTATCTATGTAGATGATTTCACCAGAACCTCTTGTTAGTTCTGAATCTTTTACTGCTGTTGAAGCATCAGAATCAATAGTTTTTTGCTCTACACTTCCACCTACAGGAACAATATTAATATTCTCACCAGCAACAAAATTAGGTTTTGTACCTGTACTAGTTAGACCATATTCTAATTCGTTTTCTTGTGAATAATATATTGTATGAATAGTACCAGAAGTTTCATAATGTATAATTCTTCCACCAGCACCACTAGTAATACCAGTTATTTTGGCATCATCATAATAACCATCAGTAGATGTAGATAATGCTGAAGTTATCTTAAGTTGCTTTGTACCAACTGCAATACCAGAAGATGTACTTACAATTGGATTATAAAGTAATCCAACAACACGAAAATCATTACCAAAGAGGAAATCATCCTTTTCCAATTTGGCATGCATTGCTATTCTATATGCACCTAATTCTCTACCTATCTGTTGTCCTAGTCCTTCTTTACCTGTAATGATTGGTTTTAATATTCCATTTGAACCAGTAGATAAATTAACTTGACCAAATGTATAACCCTGACCAGGATTAACTACCTTAACTCCAGTTATACCACCACTTTGATTAGTAGATGTAATTCTAATTTTACCATTAGTACCATCACCTACAATATCAAACTCAGTGTTTGCTAAGTATCCTGTACCTGCAGCATCTATTAATACATTATAAATTGAACCACCATAGTTAGCAGCTGGTGCTATTACATTTGATTGATCTATTGCACTGTCCTCTGGAATAGGAACATACTCATCAGTTTTAAACTTTTCAAAATCATTTGCATTTACAGTGAACATATACTTCCAAATATACCCATCAGGTAAAGTAAAGGGTGCACTAGAAGTAGATGTTGGTTCTGAAGTAGATTCTCCGTTACCATTATTATCTAAACACTTATAAACTTTATATTCTGAAGTTACAACATAAAAATTAGTTTCATATAAATGTTGTTCAAAATTATTTGATTGAACATATGTTTTCACATTACCAACAACATTAGTGACATCACCATAATCATGACGATATATGTCATAAACTGATCCAGATGACCATTTATTATTTCTAATAACTGAACGCATCTCAGCAGAAGTAACTCTTTTTAAACCAATTATTTGATCATATATCTTAAATTGTTGACTTTGATTATCAATAGGATCATTTGCTACATTAGTCGGAGTACCATCAAACTCCGTCCAAGTAGTTGCTTTCGCAAAAAACAACCATACCTCTGCTAATGCAGACGCAGGAAGTGCTGAAACACCTGTTATACCAGGTATCTCTTTAAGAGCAATAGCATCTTTGAACTTCTCAGCAAATACTACTCTAAATTTATCAGTTAAAATCGCTGCCATTGTCTGACGGTTTTCTTTTTATTTATAGGACTAGAAATTATAAATAAACCCTACTTTTAAGAGCAAATGCTCAGTACCAGCAGCACCACTGGTTAGGGAAATAAAGTTATCAGATTCCAAATCATCTTTAGATTCTGCTAATTTTATAGTATTATCATCAATTTTCTCTACATGATATTGAGTTGCATCAGTTAAACCACCAATTGCTGTACCACCATCACTTGTATATGAGATAACATCACCTTGCACAAAACCATGATTTGCAATAGTTATAGTGTTATCTGTTGTATTTACAACTGAACCGCTTGTAGCATCAAATATATGTGTTGCTACAGTTTGATATTCATTAATTAAATCATCATTATCTACTGCATGAGAATTTATAGTAGATGATGTAGTTATAGGAAATGCAGTATCATTTAATTTAACATACAATAACCTATTTGCTTGATCCCATCTCACTAAACTAGCAGTTCTAGTAGTATCATAAGTTATAGTAGTACTATCAATAGTTTCAATACTACCATCACCATTTGTACCACCTGCAGTTGATGATAAAAATGTTTCACCAGCTGCAGTAGCATTTAATTTAACAATTTGATCAAATGCAATATCATGTCCAACTACAACACCTTGTAACTCATCAACTGTACTAGAGGTTCTCGGAACAAACTGAGTATATGTACAATTAATTTTTCTTATACCAAAGTTTGTTGTAGCTGGTAAAATTAATGTAAATTCATTATTATCACTATCAGGAGATGGTGGAAGATCATCTGAAATATTATTCAGTGTCAATCTAGTTATAGGAGTTGTGTATAAAACTTTACCAGTTAGTGGATATGGAGAATTTGACGATCCAAATCCATTAACTGTTGTTGTTAAAGTTCTTCTAGCACGTAAAGATTCTCTTATTCTTGCTTTTTTAAGAAGATCTGCTTTAAACCAATCAGTTCCGTTAGGTTCTGCATTTATACTTTTAGCACCTAATACTTCACCTGCAGAATCATCTACAGATAATGTAGTAGAACTAGTAACATTATTAATAATTCTTGGTTCTACTTCATTTGATTGAATAATAACGTCATCTGATTCAACAATAGCATCAATATCAATACTGTCAAAATCATTTGGAGAACCAACAAATATATATCCTTCAAAATCAGATCCTGCTCTTGGTGTAGAAGTAAATTCAACTACACTACCAAGTAAATTAAATGCTGTAATTAAATCAGGATATGCCTGAGGTCTTCCAAACTGTTTAGAAGATGGTATCTGTAATACTCCATCAATAAACAATAATAAATTAGCACTTATATTTGTTTCTGGTTTTGCTTTATGAATTAAACTGAATATTTCTCCATTAGAACTTCTTAAATCAAATACTGTATCAATTCCATTAAAGAATGGTGACATATCTTGAATAGCTTCTAATTCACCAACATAGAAAGAATTAAATGATACTCCGTCTTCTGGTGCTTCAGTAAATTCAATTACAGTATATTCATCTCCACTGCTAGGATTACTTGGTGTAGGATCTATACTTTGGAGTGTATATGATGGACCTCTTTTTTGAAGTATACCATTAATAATTATAAACAAATCAACACCAGTATTAATATTTACTCTTTCACCATCTTTCTTTAACTCAAATATTTTCTTATCTCCATCAAATCCACGATAAAAATTAGATACCGTAAGATTTCTTGGAATTATTTTCTCAACAGTAGTATTATCAGCAAATACTCTATCATTACTACTAGTTAATTGTGCTCTAGTTACAGTTAGATCATTTGTTGATACATTAGTAACTTTAACTACCTCATAGTTATCAAGAACCAAATAATCATTAGTAGTAATTCCAGTTGCATCTGCTACTGTAAATACAGTTTCATTAGTCAATAATCCAAATGGTTCATTTAATAAAGTATTAGTAGTTGTTTCTATAGCAGATACAACACCACTTTCTAAAATATCACTTGAACCAAAAGCAAGATCTCTATTAGCATTAGTTGTTTCTAATTCTTCTATCCATAATTCAAAATGATTAATTCTTATACCACTAAGATCTAAAATCTCAATAGTTAAATTTCCACCGCTAATATTAGTAAATGTTACTTGTAAATAAGTTCCAGAGTTTGGATCATTATCTATTGCAGTTATTTCTAATTCATCATCATCAGGACTTGTTAATCCTATGGAAGCATTATATTTAACTCTATCACCTACATTTATTCCTATTATATCTGCTAAAGTTAAATTAAATGTAGCATTATTAGCAACAACAGTTGAAACTAATCCTGTATTTACTATTTTACGATTAGCTTCTCTAACTACCCTAGCAATTCTTCCAGAAGATGTAGATGTCACAACATAGTCACCAACAACAAAATCTATAGGATCTTGCTTGACCATAACAACGTTTTTACTAACATCATCAAATTGATAATTTTTTGGATCTGGAGGAGTAATAGATTGACCATTAATAATTGTTTGATCACCTATACCCCTTCTTCTATAAAGTATACCAACAAATTGTCTACCAACTGTATTATCAGGACCTACAAATCGTTGTGGTGCCTCAAAGAAGTTAATTTTCCTAACACCACTTGTTATTGTTTTATATGCAATATCTGGTGTTTGAACTACGCCTGCAATATCAACTAGATACTCTTTTGAATTGATTACAGTTCCAGTTGGAATAACAAGTTGCCCATCTTCAATTTTATATGAGTATTGGTTGTTAATAATTCCATGTGTAGATGTTTCTAAAGATACACCTAAAGGATCAATCATAACAACTAAACTTTCATAAGAGAATCCATAATCAAATACTATATCTTTACTTCCATCTACCTCATAATCATCAGTTGACTGTAATACACCATCAACCCAAACAAAGTAACTTTCTTTAGAGGTTGGAAGAGATGGTTTTTGAGTTAAAGTAACTGCAGTTAATGCTGTTACAGTACCATTAGTAAATTCATTTTTTAAGAAACCGTTTAAAAACCGAACATTTATTTGAGATCCACCTTCAAGATCTTGAGTGAATGAAATCTCTCCATTATTACTAGATGCAACAGTAAAACTACTCTTTAACTGACAAACACCATCAATAAGAACTAACCATTTATCTTCATCAATAGATGTGTATATTGATGATGG